TAAATCTAAAACATTTAAATCTAATTGTTTGTATGATAAAAAATCTTGATCAAGAAAATTAATATCTAAATCAGTTTTTATTTGTTCTACTTTTGTTGAATTATCTGTAGATTTTACAGGAGGGGATACAATTAATGTATTATCTATATTAGCTGCATCGATTGATATGATAACAGGTTTTGTTGGAGCAGAATTTTTATCTGATACAACTGTTGTTTGGAATGCTTGGTTCATTAAAACAAACCCTGCATCAGTAGAAACTTCAATAGCACCTGTAACACAACCAGTAATATCACAACTGGGTAATAAAATAATTGTACTTTTACCTAATTCATCAACAGTCCCGCTAAAATCTGTACCTCGTACAGAAATTGTCGAAGTTGGCGTATTAATGGATACTGTTTGAGGGTTGTGTTTAGCTATTTGACCCGAAGTATATCGAACAGTTCCTAAAGCAAATTTTAAAGCAAGTTTTCCCGTTGATTTGTTAACATCGTACACAAAATTATCAATAACAAGTTTACTTTGTTCCGATATAGCAACTCGCGTATCATCTTCAAATTTAATATTCAGTTTAGAATTAGCTGTAATAATGGAATCTAGGGATTCTACCGGAAATTGTTCTTTAGTTGGGTATGATTTATTATTCCTATTAATTTCAGCTAATCCTGTTTGATATTCAATTTTCCCTATATCGGATAAAACGGCTTTCGATACGATCAACAAAAACACAAACGCGAAAATTTGCATTTTTATGTTAAAATATTTTCTTTAAAGTGTAATAAAAAATCATCAGATTTCATATTTAATCCTGGTGGCAATTTAATATTTAATGTTTTAGCTAATTCTTTTATCTCAAGATATAATTTCCTTTCTGATTTTTGTTTTGATATAGTAAGAAAATGGTGCGTTCCATCATCTAATCGTTTTTTATTCGATTCTGGACCTAAAAGATTATGCGTTCCGTCATCTAATCGTTTTTTATTCGATTCTTTGAGCCTAACTGCTTGTTTTTGTTGAAAGTTACGATTAAGGAATATGTGAGATCCTTCAGCCAATAATTTTAATTGGACATTTTTTTGAAAATCGGAATCTAGAAAATTATGCGTTCCGTCATCTAATCGTTTTTTATTCGATTCTGGACCTAAAAGATTATGCGTTCCATTTAACACCCGTTCTCTTGAATATTTTCCTGAAATTTCTCCACCTAAAAGATTATGTGTTCCTGCTGCAACTTTTGCATTTTGTTGTTTCCTAACAGTTTCTGAATCACCTCCAGTCAACCCATTTTCTGGTACAATATTTGCCCAAAAATCTGAAGCTACAACATCATAAATCTCAGATAGAGTTAATGCAACTGAAATTAATTCATCTATATCTGTATACATTTTAAACCACAAAGTGGTAACAAATTTAGTTCCGTGTTTTTTTATATGTTTTGACCACCTAATACCAGATCCTTTATATTTTATTGGATCAGATTTAATCGTTTTCCCGAAATATTTTAGTCCCGTAACTGAATGTTGTTTGATATAAAGGTATGTTGGTTTAAAATTTAAACGCTGTTGTTCTGTGATAATATAAATATTTGCGCTGGACATTGTTAATCCTCTTGATTAAGTGTAAAAATGTTTAGAGGTAGTGGGATCGGGGGATCCGCGACTACCTTCTATTTATATTAATTGGATTGATTAACAGTAATATTATTGTTAGAACCAGTACTTTCAATTTTTATACTCTTATCCAAAGTTCCGCTTTGAGTTAAATCAATTGTATTACTGTTACCAGTTAAAGTTAAATCAGCAGATACAATACCAGAACTTGTACTTGTATGAGTAATAGCATTACTATCACCAGTTACAGTCATTTTACTATTAGTTGTAGCACCAATTGTAGTGTCAATAGTATTATTATCACCCGATATAGTATGATTGATTGTAGTATTGTTACATGTCACAGCAGTTTTGACTCCACAATTAATTGTTTCTTTATTATCATTACCTGTTGTACTTAATGTAACAGTTGTGTTATCACCATTTACGATCAAATCTAATTCATTTCTAGAACCAATTTGTTCAATAGTCGACACATCACTACTTCCACCAAAAAATGAAGGATTAAGAGCTGTCCCAATACGATTATCAACACCCTGTTGTGTTAATGTAATATCAGATAAACTCCCAACCTGTTCAATAAAAATATCATTAGCAAATGTAGTAGTAGCAAAGAGCATAACAAACATAATCAAATATGTTTGTAAGATTTTCATCTATTTTTCCTTTTTAAATTTCCAAAGACCTCGTTTTTCCCCTTCAATTATCATAGAATAAACACTGTCTTCAATAGCAACTCTAACACCTTCAGTAATAGGTTCGTTGACGCTATTTCCAACTTCTGCTTCTAGAGCAGTTACATTACCAGTTCCAATAAACATCATAACACCAGCATCACTAGCAAAACTATAAATCGTTTTAGTTGTTGCCACTGATACTAATACTTCTCCAGATGAAACAGAAATTAATCTCATCGAGATAGTAATTTGATCAACTCTATATTCTTGGGTGAATCCAAGTTTAAATAACCTTAACCCTATTCCACCCGTACGAATATCAGAATCGTATCCACTAATGCTACCTGTTACCATTAATCCACTAACTAATAATGGAGGTAATGGTTTAGATTCTTTTCCTTCGTAAACATCTCGTTGATTGCGAATTAATTGTCGCTCTTTAACTAAATTATCTAAACCAACTCGTTCAACAACCTTAAACCAATTTTTTGAATCTTGTAATGCTTTGATAACAAACGATTCTGCTCCCTGTGGAACAGCTGTTGATAATTGAGCTAATTTGTCTGATGGTTTACGTTGCCCAGTTTTATCAGTAAAATCGTAAATAGAAATTGGTATTGCTGGTCCTTCCAATTCTGGTAATTTATTGCTTAATGTGGTTCTTGGTGTTATAGGAACGGGATCTTCTCTCATAATATCCAAAGCAATTTGAGAACACCCTGTAAGCAATAATATGGATAAAATAATATATTTCATATTAAAACCCAAACTGACCAATAGGAACTATAATATCAGTGGTGTTACCATTAGATTCTGTAATTGTTAACGATACATCAGTTGCACCTTTAACCCAATTAATAGATGTTCCCTGAAAATCCATTGTACCTGATGTTGCTCCACTATCAGTAAACATTTGATCAGCTAATTGTTTGGATAATTGAGCGTAAATCCTGGACTCAACATTAACTAAAAATTTAGATAAATTGCTATTTTTAGCATCAGCTGCAGCTTTGGCTATGCCAGCTGCAGCATCATCTTTTATTTTTTGTTTTCGAGCGGATTCTATTTGTTCTAGAGTTATTACTTGAGTTGACCAACCATTTCCCGAAAACGTTGGATTATTGAATTCATAAACTAGATTAGAGGCGTTAACATCAATTGAAAAACACATAATAAAAAACAACTTTAATAGGTGTTTTCTCATATAATTATCCTGATCTTGGACGTTTTGGTTTTGGTGGTTCTTTGATAGGTGTCCGTTCTCTAATTTGTAACACTGTATTTAATTTAGCAGTTAATCGCAACAAATCCGCATCTAATAAACGTATTCTGTCTATTAGGGCAATTAACTCTTTATTAGCTTCAGCTAAAATCGGATTAATTTCCTCGATAGTAAAAGTCCAAACAAATTTGACCATTTTTAACATATATGCACTCGAAATTATCGGAAAACCGTATTTAGAGATTAACTCACCTATTTCTGTAATATCCATTTTTATACCTTATCCAAAAATCTAATCTCTGCGAGCATCAACTTTTCCATCCGCTCTGGACAATCTATCCAAATCAGGACGCAATCCTAAAACTGATGATATCGTTACGTCAATTTTTATTAACTCATTAGATGCAGTTTTTACCCTATTTTCTAAAGCCATAACAATTGCTGCCAATGTTCTAACTGATGTAATAACATCACCTAAGACAAATTTTAATGCAGTAAAAATAAAACTACCTAGAGCACTACTAGCAATAATAGGAATAATAACATCAGAAAAAAAACTTACATATGCTTGATTCATATTAATCCTTGTTCATTTCTGCTGCAACTTCGTGGTGTATTTTAGTAGGTAATGGATCAACTAAAAGAGAAGTTGATACTAATTGATCCAATTCAAGTACATCAACATTCATTTGACGAACGCGACCATCCATTGAACGCATTAATCCAGTCATCTTTCTGATTGTTTTAACAACACTACTTAAAACCAATTCAATTGCTTGCATTAAAAACCATCCACACACAACAGCAATTGCTATTGGCGCTCCACACTGCTCTACAAGATCAAAAAAATTAGGAACACCTATATCCATAAATTATCCTAATAATTTTTTAGCGGTATCATAATGATGTTTACGGTCGGACAAACCTGTTAAATTAAACATATTTTCTCTATTTTGTTAATTTATAAATAGTTATAGGTCGCGATATTACAGTATCCACCTATCCTAAACATTTCTACAGCAATCAAAGAGGATTACTATGTCCAGCACAAGTATTTATACCGCAAGCCAAATTTCGCGTTCAAATTTTAAACCTACTTATTTAATGATTAAACAACACGAAATAACTGGATTAAAATATCTATGTAAAACAATAACAAAATATCCTAACCAATATAAAGGTTCCGGTAAATATTGGAAATCGCATTTGAAACAACACGGTTCGCAATATGTAAAAACTATTTGGTATAAATTGTATACCGATATTGACGAATTAGTTTCTATCGCGTTAACTTTATCTGAATTATATGATATCGTAGAATCGGATTCCTGGGCTAATTTAACCCCAGAAAATGGATTAGACGGTATTGATGCAAAAACAGCATCAATAACCGCAATATCAACTAATAATACCAGATTAAAAAATGGAACGCATTTATTTTTAAATAACGAATTCCAAAGAAATCTCACATTAACCAGAATAAATAATAATACGCATAATTTTCAAACAGAACAACATAAAATAGACGTAACTAATAATAATTATAAATTATCTGCTAGACCAGAATATTTAGAATTAAAATTATTATATAAACAATTTAAAGTTAAACAACCTAAATTTTTACATATGAAATCTATAGAAACTCTTAATAAATTAAAATTTGAACTACTAGCTTCTCTTGGAAATTAACTATTTTTTTAACAGAGATCTCGCCAAATTATACATTTTTTGGCGAGAATCTAAACCATGCGTCCCACCATTAATCGCTTTAGTTAAACCCATAAAATCAAAGTTAACGTCAATAAAACGTTCGCTTAATCTATTTTCTTTCCAGAACCAACAAGCACTCTCCAGAGCCCCGAGTAGTGTTCTGCAATACTCTACAGTTTCATCTAAAGGTTTACCGATAAATTTAGAAAATTTTGTATAATTATCCTTTCCTGTAATTTGAATAAACCCAGAACCACGATATTTCCACCCATCGCCACTAGCTTCCGAACCATTACCCATACGATCGCAATAAACTTTATTAGCGATTTTTTCTGGGTTTCTATGATAAGGTTGAGCTGCTGCTACGGATGGAAAACGTTTTGGCCAAATTTTACATAGACCCTCGGCAGAATAGTTTAAATTTTCCATCATTACTGAAAATTGAGCGCTTTCTTGGCTACATTGCCCAAGAAAACACGCAACTCTTTCAGTTCCTGTAATATCATATTTTGGGAGAACCGCATTTAGCGCAGCAGTTAATCCGCTAGGATCTTTATGTTTAGGGAATAACGCTTTAATTTGTTCTAGAGATATTACTTGTTTACCGGAAATAGCAGGTTGTGGTTTTTCTGCTACAGAAGGCGTTGCAGTACCGTCTGGAAAATCTTTCACAGCTTTTCTAGTAGCTGGACCATCAAGACCATCAGCAGTGATTTTTGCACCGCGAGCAATTAATTTTTTTTGTAACTCAAAAATTTTCGGATCGCCTTTTGGTGACATTTTTGGTTCAGTAACTGATGGAACTACAACATCAGAGAATGATTTAGAAACTTCTTCAAGTTTTTCGTCCAATAACCCTTTTAACATATCTAGCATAACGCACCTCTTTTAACAAATTGCTTTTTCTATATTTAGGTTTAACAGGTTTTTTAACCGAATCGTAAAAAAGTGCTTGCTTTTTTACCGCAAAAACGGTATAATGTAGTTGTACCTTAACTTAACTTGGAAAACTTTATGCAAAAAATCAAACACTATTTCGAAAGCCGTAAAATTTTTAAAGAAATTAAAGAAGCAAATAACTATCATGTTATTAAACCGTTTTTACACGGTTCACAATTAGAATATCGCAGATTTGCGAATTATGTTTTCCTAAAAGATTCTAAAGAAAACCAAGAAGCATTGGCTAAACGAAATTTCTCAGATTTCAAAGAAAGTGTACAGAAACACGTTAATTGGGAATTAAACGATGAGGTGTTGGATTTTGGTGAATCAATTCTTTATAACAAAAAATATAACATTATGTTGGTAATGGTTCCTGAAAAGAAATGGAACACATTAAATACCTCAGTTACAATTGCAGAAAAAACTGATAGCGGTATTGAAGTCCAAAGAAATGTGTTGATTAATGTTTATACAACTTTAATCTAAAATTCTTCCATCATCCATATAGCATTTCTAGGTAACGCTTCAAGCATCTTATCTCTAGTAAATAGATTATTCGCAGTACAAAAATCATCAAATTTGACGTATTGCGAATAGTCTTTTACATCAAACATACTCTCTAAAAAATCACAACGTTCTTCAAAACTTGTTATTTGATCGCTCATAGATTTTCTCCATTTATATCTTATTTATTTTTATAAATACTATAAAATTAACCAATTTATAGAGTTTAAAATGGCATCTACATATTCTGATTTACTCCGCTTGGAGTTAATGGCAAATAAAGAAAATAAGGGAACTTGGGGAACAAAAACCAATAATAATTTGGATATTGTTATCGAAGCTGCAATTGCTGGCATGGCAACGGTTTCAATGTTAAACGCAGATTATACATTAACTACAGCTAATGCAAGCGATGATGAAGCCAGAAAAGCTATTCTAACGATTACATCTTCTGTCTCATTAACCGCAACCCGAAATATAATTATCCCAGCTTCTACTAAAATTTATATTATATCAAATAAAACAACAGGTGGAAAAAGTATTGTTGTCAAAACTGCGGCTGGAACTGGTGTTACTATTTTAAACAATTCTACAAAAATAATTTATTGTGATGGGGTAAATGTTGTAGAAGCAATTACGCAAATTAACGCTAACACTATATTTGTTGGAACAAGTGCAAATACTACACGATTCCCTAATTCATCTGTCACCGTATCATCAACTGCTACTGCTAATCAACGATCTGAAATACATAATATAGGATTATTGGCAGAAGGTGTGGCGCACGCAACTGATGCAAACGTGTACGGGGTTGGGGTATATGGAAAAGGTTATACAAGCCCAGCAACTAGATGCGCTGGAGTTATTGGTGAAGCACATGTTTTAGGAGTTGCTGATCAAGGATCTGCAATTGGTGTTCGTGGATATTCTAATGACATACACACAGGTGGCCATAATGTCGGGTTATTTGGTGAAGCATCTGGCGCCAGTGGTTCAGGTAATAATTATTCTTTGTATTTAAATAATGGCGGAATTTATTTAAATAGTGCTCAAACATGGTTATTAGGCGCTAATTTAACATTTTCTAGTTCAAATATAATATACAGCAACACAAATATTTACACAACTGGTATTAGTAGTGTTTTAGTTGGTGGATCTGGTGGTATAGGATATGGTCCTGGATCTGGTGGAACAATTACTCAGCTTACAAACAAAGCAACAACAGTTGTTTTAAATAAAACATCTGGACAAATAACAACAAATAATGCTGCTTTAGCAGGAAATACAACAGTATCGTTTACAATGACTAATTCAACATTAAAAGCTGGTGATGTATTAGTTCTTAATCATTTATCTGGTGGTACTGCAGGATCTTATCTTTTAAATGCTCAATGTGCAGCTGGATCAGCATCAATCAATATTAGAAATGTAACGAATGCATCATTAACAGAAGCAATTACAATCGCATTTGCAGCAATTAAAACAGCTACAGCTTAAATAATATAGGAAATCTTTAAATGATAACAGAAATTTCAAGAACTTTATATGGTGTATATGATTATGCCAACACACAAATTAATTTTGAATCAAATCCATATCTTCAAACAACTAATGATTTGATTCTATATTTCACAGACAATGATGCTAGATATGCAGCTAAAGTTTCTAGTGTTTCTGGAAATAATGCCGTTATTGATTTTTCAAATGCTCAGTATGATGGGTGGGGTGTGGTTGCTAAAACCCCAAATTATGGAGCAGGTTTAACTGGTCCACAAGAAGTATTTTCTTTTAAATTTACTAATCCACCTAATGCAGTTCTTCAAGCATTCTCAACTGGAGGCAGTTCTAATGTTGCTATTGAAGTATCAACAGATCAACAACATTGGATCTCATTAGCCACATTACCAATTACCGTTGCTAATTCAAATACTGCATATACAACAGTAACAACTCCTTGGCCATATGGAAGACTTAATATTACTAATATTGGCGCTGGAAATTCAATTGCAGTAAACAAAGTAATATAATAAATAATATATAAATAAAAATTTACAAGGAGTAATATACTATGGCAGCAATGTCCGATTATCTTGAAAACAAAATCATTGATCATATTTTAAGAGGCACACCGTATACAGCACCATCAACAAACGTTTGTATTGCGTTATTCACAACAACACCTAGTGATACAGGTGGTGGCACAGAAATTCCTAGTTCTAACAACTATACTCGTGCTAATGTTGCTGCAAGTTTAAGTGGTTGGACAGGTACACACGGTGGTTCTGGTGCAGTAAGTTCTGGTACAAGTGGTTTTGCTAACAATGCGTCAATAATTTCATTTAATGCTCCATCAGGTAACTGGGGCGTTGTTCAAGGTTTTGGTATGTATGATGCATTCACTGGCGGAAACTTGTTATTCTACGGTGCATTAACTGTTCCTAAAACTATCAATAATGGGGACGCTGCTCCTAGTTTTGCAGCTAATACATTGTGTATCCAAATCGATAATTAATATTATCTCTCTGGAAATCAAAAAGGGGCGAAAAGCCCCTTTTTTCATTTATAATAAATTATGTAATTTTTCTAATGGTTCAACCCAAGATCTCGGTTTTTGCTGTCTCAACAAAGTTACCTCATCGCCATACCAAGGACTTTGTTCTGTTGAATGAGACCAAATATAATACGCTGAAATTGGTATCAAAATATTAGTTTTCTTACCTAGAGCAGCTGACGCGTGAGCAACTGAAGTACAGGTTGTGATAACTAAATCTAACTTATTAATAATAGATAGTGTATCCTCAAATGAATCCATGTGTTGATGCATAGGTATCAATCCAGGAAAATCATCCATTTCTTCTAAACCAACATCGCGTTGTAAACTATAAAATTCAGCATCTAAATGTTTCACAGATTCATAAATTTCTTTTAATGGAACTGAACGATGTAAATCATTATCATATTCAGGATTACCCTGCCAACGAATACCAATTTTTAATTTATCAGATTGCATCCAATGATATTTACTATCATACTGCTCAGATGAGGTTAAATATGGACCATACCATAAATCAACATATTGTAACTCTAAAAGAGTTGGTAAATCCATAGGATAAGTCCAAATAGAATTCTCAGGAATATCTTTTCTATTTGTTATGGTTTTAAACCCATTTCTATTGAAAATTTTAGCTAAATCTTTTCTATCGGTTAACCAAATAGGATTCATTCCAGAATCGGCAAGATGTTTCATAAATCTTACATTGATAATCTCATCACCAATTCCTGCTTCAGCAAATAAAATAATAGTTTTTCCTGGTTCAATTTTACCGCTCCAATATTCAAACGGTAATTTTGCTTTTTGCCAGTAATTTAATTTTTTACCTTCATCTAAAAATAATTTTAAACCTTTTTGAAACTCATCACGATATAGGTAATATGTTCCTAGATTAAATTTAATTTTAGTTGCAATTTCTTCTGATAAATTTGGAGCATTCAATAATACATTATGTAGAATTGTTTCTGCTTCATCCCTACGAGTCATTAAATAAAGAGAATATGCTTTTTCTAATTGGATATCAATATCATCAGGAATAGAATTTTCTGCTTGTTTAATATATTTTAATGCAAGTTCAGGTTGATTAGCATGATTATATACATTAATTAAATTAGATCGCGCGACCCAAATTTTATCATTGGTGTATGAAGTTATTAATGCTTTTTCTGAATATTCAATCGCTTTATCATATACCTTTTGTTTAAAGAAACACTTAGCAAGATCATCATATTCATCAAATTTCCAAGCATGTTTACCCATGACATTCAACAAACTAATAGCTTGTTCCTTTTCGCCATGTGCCACCAGATAGTTAATTAATCCCTCAAGCATCCTTGATCACCATTAATTTCATATGAGTTTCACCATAAACATTATTAAAATTGCGAGCAACTTCAATTTGTTCTTCTTGAGTCATTTGTGCAAATCTTGGTTTCCAATGCTCATCAACTAAAAATTCATATTCTATGATCTCAAAATCAACATTCAACGGTAATCCAAAACCTGATGAACTATTCCATTGTTCCATATGCCACTTATTATATTTTTTACTGAAAAGGCGCATATTGTCTACAGTAACAAATCTAACATGAGAAGGGTCACCATACCAAATTTCACTTCTATGGTGCGGAACTTGAATATCAATAATAGCAGTATCTTTACAAACTCTATAGAGTTCTTTCATTAATTGAAAGAACCCTGGACCAATATGTTCTAGAATATGATATGCTTTTACTTCATCAACGGTATTGTCTTCGAATGGTAGGGTATCTTCACCAAGTCTTATAAGATAATCTGGATTTGTTAATGGATCAGCATCCAAATTTAAAAAACCATCGTATCGTTTAAAACCGCCACCAATATTAATTTTCATTCTTATCACCTTTTATTAATATGTAATATGTATTATTTTGTCTAACCCAATTATCAATATAATTTAAAACATCTAATCTAATTGGAATACCCATCTCAACAACTTTTAAGAATTGTTTTCCGCCTGGATCAACCTCAACTGAAATGATAACATTACTTTCAGTTGGTTTCAACCAATGTTCAAACAATCCTTGTGACCAAGCGCACTGATAATTACTACACGCTCTTGGTCTATTTGTATATATTGTGCAATTTTGATTTAAAAATACACAGCGTTTTCCAGGGTAAAAATCGTTACCATAAGCACTACCCATTAACCAACCATGGCAACAAGCAGTGCAATCACCACATTCTATCATTATCGTGTTATCTTAAAATTTGAAAAATATCTAAGTATAGTTGAAATTCTCTCTCAGGTGCAATTACTGTAATAAAAATAATTATACCTCAAGATTAATTAAATTCTCAAAGTATATATATTGAATTTACATATCGTCTTTAGTGGCTGCTGTATGATAATTGCCAGAAGATACTTGTCTCCAGTTAGTTCCGCCTACTATGGTCTGTACTGGTGAACTCTTATCTGTTGTTGTATTATCGCCTAATTGACCATTAACATTATAACCCCAAGACCATAGAGTTCCATCGGTTTTAATCGCTGCTGTATGATAAGTTCCACAGGCGACTTGTCGCCAGTTAGTTCCACCTGTTACGGTTTGGACTGGTGAACTCTTAGCTGTTGTTGTATTATTACCTAATTGACCATAGAAATCATTACCCCAAGTCCATAGAGTTCCATCGGTTTTAATCGCTGCTGTATGATAGCTACCGCAAGAAACCTGTCGCCAGTTAGTTCCACCTGCTATGGTTTGGACTGGTGAACTCTTATTGGTTGTTGTATTATCACCTAATTGACCATTAGTATTATAACCCCAAGACCATAGAGTTCCATCGGTTTTAATCGCTGCTGTATAATAATTGCAAGCAGCAACCTGTCGCCAGTTAGTTCCACCAGCGATTGTTTGTACTGGCGAACTCTTATCTGTTATTGTATTATCACCTAATTGACCATTATTATTAACTCCCCATAACCATAGAGTTCCATCTGTTTTAACCGCTGCTGTATGGGATACTCCAGCTGCAACTTGTCGCCAATTGTTGCCACCTACTACGGTTTGGACTGGTGAACTCTTATTGGTTATTGTATTATCACCTAATTGACCAGTACTATTATATCCCCAAGACCATAATGTTCCGTCTGTTTTGATCGCTGCTGTATGATTGGCGCTACCGCAAGAAACCTGTCGCCAGTTAGTTCCACCTGCGATGGTTTGAACTGGACTGGATTTATTAACAGAGGTATTATCACCTAATCTGCCACTACCATTATTACCCCAGTTCCACAAACCACCTTCAGAAAATAAATCTCTGGGTACGAGTAAATCTCCTAAATCAGCGCCACCACCATCTGTTGTACTTACTGTAAATCCAATTCGAGCCATCTTAGTTTCCTTTTAACCTGTACACTTGTACTAACCCTTCTTCCAAACTATGAAATAACCAAGGTCTGAATATAACCCCTTCATTTGGTTCCAGTAATATATTAGTGTGATAATCCCAATCCATAAAATCCTGATAATTAAAATGATACCCATCAAGAGCAGTTTTAGCACCGCTTAAATGGTGATACAAATTAAATGTAGTTCTTTCTAGTGCAACAATAAATACCCAATCATGCAGCGATTCAAAACTTTCAAAATGAATACCAAATGTTGGTTTACGGAATATACCGGAATATTTCTCATCAACAGTTACTTCTTCAGCAAGAAGTTTTGAAAATACTGGATCTAGATCAGGTATGACTAAATTAAAATTATCAATTTCTTCACCGTATTCTTTTTCTACAAATGGTAGAGAATATGCAACATTTCTTAAAGTTGAAATATCTTCTTCTTTGAAAAAATTATCTGCTTGTAATAATTTAATCAAAAATCATCCCCCATTTCTTGGATTGCAGTTGAGTGGTTGCCGCCACAGGAAATCTGTTTCCAATTGTTTCCGCCTACTATGGTCTGTACTGGTGAACTTTTACTGGTTGTTGTATTATCACCTAATTGACCATATAGATTATAACCCCAAGACCATAGAGTTCCATCAGTTTTAATCGCTGCTGTATGATCAGTACCACAGGCGACTTGTCGCCAGTTAGTTCCGCCTACTACGGTTTGGACTGGCGAACCTTTACTGGCAGTCGTATTATCGCCTAATTGACCATTAGTATTATAACCCCAAGTCCATAATGTTCCATCTGTTTTAATCGCTGATGTGTGGGAGGAACCACTGGCGACTTGTCGCCAGTTAGTTCCACCTGCGATTGTTTGGACTGGACTGGACTTATTTACAGAGGTATTATCACCTAATTGACCATATAGATTATAACCCCAAGACCATAGAGTTCCATCAGTTTTAATCGCTGCTGTATAAATGGCACCACTAGCAACTTGTCGCCAGTTAGTTCCGCCTACTACGGTTTGGACTGGCGAACTTTTACTGGTAGTCGTATTATCGCCTAATTGTCCATATATATTAAAACCCCAAGTCCATAGAGTTCCATCTGTTTTGATTGCTGCTGTATGGGAGTTACCACAGGCGACTTGTCGCCAGTTAGTTCCACCTGCGATTGTTTGGACTGGTGAACTCTTATTGGTTAATGTATTATCACCTAATTGTCCATTACTATTAAAACCCCATAACCATAGAGTTCCATCTGTTTTGATTGCTGCTGTATGGGAGGAACCACCGGAAACTTGCCGCCAGTTAGTTCCACCAGCGATTGTTTGGACTGGTGAACTCTTACTGGTTACTGTATTATCACCTAATTGACCAACACCATTATAACCCCATAACCATAGAGTTCCATCCGTTTTAATCGCTACTGTATGATTGGCGCCACCGGAAACTTGTCGCCAGTTAGTTCCACCAGCGATTGTTTGGACTGGACTGGAGTTATTTACAGAAGTGTTATCGCCTAATTGACCATATAGATTATAACCCCAAGTCCACAAACCAGCAGTTTTAATGTTATTACCCAACCCATTTAAATACGGATAAACCTCCATTAGGTAACTCTTGGTTACAAATTTTGTACCAAGGTCAACATTATTCTCTGCTGAACTTTCTTGGAATCCGCTATTAAATTGATTATTTGTAGACATTATACAGGCAATCCTAAATCACTAGGTGTTAGTAATACTGGTTCCAAATCTGTATTATCAGAAACCAAACTTAAATTATTTAATTCTTCTAATGTTGTACAAGCATCAATTGCAGCAATTTTAGCAGACTCCCAATCAAATACAGATTGTACATGAACAGAAACTGCTTCAACAATTGTTGCTAAATCAGCATTAGATAATGTTAAAAATTCTGAACCAAATTTCCAGTTGACACCATCTTTACCTAATTGATATGCCTGAAGATAAAGACCTCTATCTTCTCGTGTAGTCAATACGGATAATTGTTTATCTTGAATAATAACGGTTGTACCTTTTACTTCGTATCGGTAACGATTAGCAGCAATAATAGGTTTCAATTCTTCTTTGACAACTTCTACAGTTTTATCTTCAACATCATAATACATTTCTGCAGACGTTTCTGAGAAGTTGTATTTCGGACCAACTAATCGTTGAATTTTTGGATTATATTCCGATGTTATTCCAATATCAGTAACAGGTATAATTCTAGCAATATCGTTTACGATAATTGCTTCACCTCTATCATTTGATAAAGGTACTTTAAAATCTATATCAAGATCATCTCTTAGTACTGACTGGAAGAAACTTGGTCTCCAGTTCATTGGACCAAGATGTACGAAATCCATGTTATCGTGTGTTTTTTCTATAAGTAAATACATTATAATACTTGTCCTATGTCTGAATATTGTGTTGCTGTTGTATGTTCCCGACCGCAAGAAACCTGTTTCCAGTTAGTTCCGCCTGCTATGGTTTGGACTGGTGAACTCTTACTGGTGGTTGTTGTATTATCACCTAATTGACCACTACCACCTATACCCCAAGACCATAGAGTTCCATCTGTTTTAATCGCTGCTGTATGACGAAAGCCGCTGGCGACAAGTCGCCAGTTATTTCCACCTGCTACGGTCTGCACTGGACTGGATTTATTAACAGAGGTATTATCTCCTAATTGGCCATAAATACCTTCACCCCAAGTCCATAGAGTTCCATCGGTTTTAATCGCTGCTGTATGATAGCTACCGCAAGAAACCTGTTTCCAATTGTTGCCACCTGCTATGGTTTGGACTGGTGAACTTTTACTGGTTGTTGTGCTATCACCTAATTGACCATTTGTATTCCATCCCCATAACCATAGAGTTCCATCGGTTTTGATCGCTGCTGTATGACTACCGCAAGCTACTTGTCGCCAGTTAGTTCCACCTGCTATGGTTTGGACTGGTGAACTCTTACTGGTTGTTGTATTATCTCCCAATTTACCATTAAAATTACTACCCCAAGTCCATAGAGTTCCATCGGTTTTGATCGCTGCTGTATGACTACCGCAAGCTACTTGTCGCCAGTTAGTTCCACCAGCGATTGTTTGGACTGGTGAACTTTTATTGGTAGTCGTATTATCACCTAATTGACCACTCCCATTAGAACCCCATAACCATAATGTTCCATCGGTTTTAATCGCTGCTGTATTATAATTGCCAGCAGCAACCTGTTTCCAGTTAGTTCCGCCAGCGATTGTTTGGACTGGTGAACTCTTATTGGTTGTTGTATTATCACCTAAGTTACCATAGCCATTATCATTAGAACCCCATAACCATAGAGTTCCATCCGTTTTAATCGCTGCTGTATGAAAATCGCCAACATATACTTGTTTCCAATTGTTGCCACCTGCTATGGTTTGTACTGGTGAACTCTTAGCGGTTGTTGTATTATCGCCTAAATCACCAGAGGAATTATAACCCCAGCCCCACAAACCGCCATTGGCATACCTGTCAATGAGGTCTGTTGTAGTCATGAAATACTTATCAAAATCTCCAGTCTGTGCGGATTGAAACCCAGACATTACTTACTCCAGTTATTAGATTATACTTTATTTATTTGTTTTTTCAACTCATCAATCTGTTGTTGCTGCTCTTTAATCGCTTCAATTAATAAACCAATAATGTTGCCGTATGTGATACTTTTGTTCCCCTCAGGATCTGTATAAACAACCTCTGGAATAATCTCTTCAGCTTCCTGTGCAATTAAACCAATAGATGGTTGTTTCGATTCTTTTAAATCATACGAAACGCCACGCAACGCTAAAGTTTTTTCCAAAGCACCAGTTAATGTTTGGATATTTTCTTTTTTGTTCGCATCAGAAAGAGAATTAAAGATAACAGAACTTAATGTTCCAGTACTTGGATTAAATGTTAAATTTGTACTAGAAACGTTTGCAGTTAATGACCCGCTAGATGCAGAAGTAATAACAGGATAATAAGTTGCATTTGTTGCTGTATCATCAGTTAACGAAATAGAAACAGTATTTGCTTTATTGTAAGCTGCATTAGCTTGATTGAATCCTGCCTGCCCAACCCCTAAAGCAACGTTGGCTTGGTTAAACGCATTGGTTGCTTGATCATAACTTAATTTAACACTGTTAGGTGTAGCAGCTGTTGTTGTACTTGTACTAGAAACACTATCTGTCAACTGTACAATACCAGCCAACGTTGTGCTAGCAGTATTAGCAATTAAAGTTGTTATACCAGAACCGTTAAATGAACCAACATTAAAACCGTTACCAAATGTTAAACTATTAAAAGTATTGGCAGAAATTGTTATATTTGCGCTGCCATCAAAACTTGTTCCATTGATTAATCTAGCAGATTGGAAAGCTGTTGCTGTATTTGCATTGCCATAATTATTTCCAATAACAGTTCCAACTCTCAATGTATCATAAACAGCACCAGAAAAATCAACAGTATTGTTAGCGAATTCATTAACAACGTTCGAAAATAATTTCCAAACACCATCATGAGCATCTCTAACCAATCCAGTATGTTGATATCCAGTAGGCGCTGCGGTAAAATGACCAACAAAACCAATATCGTTTAAATTAGCTGGATTATTATTTGCTAGATAAATTAATGAATCATTAATTGTTAAATTATTAGCACTTAATGTAGTTACATTTCCACCAAGATACACATTTCCAGTAATTGTTAGATCATTATTGATTGTTACTGCACCAGAAATTGTACCGCCTGAACTAGCAAATTTAGTATTTGCAGTATTATAAGCTGCATTAGCTTGAGTAAATGCTAATTGACCAACCCCTAGAGCAACGTTGGCTTGTGTATAAGCTGCATTAGCTCTAGAAAACGCTGTTTGACCAACCGCTAGAGCAACATTAGCTTGTGCATAAGCACTATTAGCTTGAGTAAATGCTAATTGACCAATTAACGAATTATTAGCCTGAGTATATGCTGCATTCGCTTGGTTAAATGCGTTAGTTGCTTGGTCATAAGCTAAATTAACACTGTTAGGTGTAGCAGCTGTTGTTGTACTTGTACTAGAAACACTATCTGTTAACTGTACAATACCAACTCCAGTTGTACTGGCAGTATTAGCAGTCAAGGTCACAGCACTTGACCCATCGAATAATCCAGGATTAAAACCGTCGCCGAATGTTAAATCATTAAAAGTATTAGCTAAAATTGTTACATCTGCACTACCATTAAAACTTGTTCCATTAATCAATCTAGAAGTTTGTAGAACAGTAGCTGTATTGGAGTTACCATACAAACTGCCATTAAACACAGTAGAAGTTACAGAAGATAAACCAGCAATTGTTGTGTTAGTTGAACCAATGTATAGAGGTGTTGATCCTAATGTTATTGCGGAATTTGCTTTATCAAACGATGCTCGAGCAACAGCAACAGCAGTGTTTGCTTGAACAAACGCATTGGTTGCTTGATCATAACTCAATTTAACACTGTTAGGGGTTGCAGCTGTTGTTGTACTTGTACTAGATACTGAATCAGTCAACTGTACGATACCAGCTCTAGTTGTGCTAGCAGTATTAGCAGTTATAGTTACTGCACTAGAACCGTCATATAACCCAGGATTAAAACCAGTACCTATCGTTAATGGTTTTGAAACATTAGCGGCATATCCATCTATAGAAGAAATACCTGTCAAAGCAATTAAACCAGCACTTCTATTTAACGCAATTGATGTATTACCAACATAAAGAGATGAATTACCAAACACCGCACTAGGAATTGTTCCTGTTAAATTTGCAGAGGGTAGATTGGTTAAATTAGCCCCGCTAACATTACCAATTGCAGAAATCCACCTACCAGAAGTAATTGTTCCAACTGATGTTAATGATGACCCAGTAACGCTGTTTCCAAGAGTAGTTGATGATAAAACATCAGTACCATTAATTTTAAATGTTTTACCAGAAGCAATATTTAAATTTTCTGAGCTAGACCAACTTGCAATGCTTGCAGTATTAGACCAAGTAAAAGATTTATTTGTTGCTCCAATAACTGTAAGACCACCACCATCAGCTGTTACATCTGTTGGAGCAACAACATTTGCTAATTCTATATTTTTATCATTAACTCGTATTGTTGTTGAGTTAATAGTAGTTGTTGTTCCTTGAACAGAAAGATTTCCTGAAATATTTACATCATTCCCAAACGCAACAGTATTATTAAAATTTGTCTTACCATCAACGTAACTTTTCATTGCGTTATTGGCATTGTTTGTGTATGTTTGCGCAAATGTATTTGCTAAATCGGTGTAAGCTCTAGCAGCTGTTAAAGTTATACCATCATTTGCTTGAAGGAAAGTATTTGCATTATTAGTTCTTGTTGTATTATAGGTGTTGGCTAAATCGGTGTAAGCTCTAGCAGCTGTTAAAGTTATACCATCATTTGCTTGAAGGAAAGTATTCGCTATATCTAATTCTTTTTGTGAAATAACTTGATAGAATGTACTTGTTTCTACATCTTTAATCTGCCAAATTTTACCAGCATTATACCATCTTAATACAGCAGTATTACCGATATTTAAAATTGTATTTGGTTCACCAATACCACGATTAACAATAATATCTGTGCTAGGTGAAATGGTTGAACCAGTATTTGATTGGAATATATATGATGCACTATCAGTTGCAGAAGAACCATAGGAAATAAATGTTCCAGTTACACTAAGATTACCAGTAACCAAATCTTGCGCTGCTAAAATGTTAAATGTAGTATTAGGTAATCTTACCACATTATTTGATGTAAAAATTGGTAAAAATTTACCATCAGCATAAGATCTAGCAGCTGCTAAAGTTAATCCATCATTTGCTTGAAGGAAAGTATTAGCTCCAATTAAAGCAACATTGCCGAAATTATTAGCTAAATCGGTGTAAGCTCTAGCGCGAGATAAAGTTATACCATCATTTGCTTGAAGGAAAGTATTAGCTCCAATTAAAGCAACATTGCCGAAATTATTAGCTAAATCGGTGTAAGCTCTAGCACGAGATAAGGTTATACCATCATTTGCTTGAAGGAAAGTGTTAGCTGCAATTAGAGCTAGATTAGCAAAATTATTAGCTCTATCGGTATATCCTTGCAAGAATGTGTTAGCGTTATCGGTTCTTGTTGTATTATAGGTGTTGGCTAAATCGGTGTAAGCTCTAGCGCGAGATAAGGTTATACCATCATTTGCTTGAAGGAAAGTATTCGCACTAATTAGAGCTAGATTAGCAAAATTATTAGCTCTATCTGCATAACCCTGTAAGAACGTATTTGCATTATCGGTTCTTGTTGTATTATAGGTGTTGGCTAAATCGGTGTAAGCTCTAGCACGAGATAAAGTTATACCATCATTTGCTTGAAGGAAAGTGTTAGCTGCAATTAGAGCTAGATTAGCAAAATTATTCGCTCTATCTGTATATCCCTGTAAGAACGTATTTGCATTATCGGTTCTTGTTGTGTTGAACGTATTAGCTCTATCTGCATAACCTTGCAAGAACGTATTTGCATTATCGGTTCTTGTTACATTAAACGAATTGGCTTTATTGGTATAATCTTGCAAGAACGTATTAGCATTATTAGTTCTTGTTGTATTGAACGTATTAGCTCTATCTGCATAACCTTGCAAGAACGTGTTAGCATTATTTGTATAACCCTGCAAGAACGTGTTAGCGTTATCAGTTTTTGTTACATTAAATGAATTGGCTTTATTTGTATAATCTTGTAAGAACGTGTTAGCGTTGTCGGTTCTTGTTGTATTATAGGTGTTGGCTTTATTTGTATAACCCTGCAAGAACGTGTTGGCGTTATCGGTTCTTGTTACATTAAATGAATTGGCTTTATTTGTATAATCTTGTAAGAACGTGTTAGCGTTATCAGTTTTTGTTACATTAAACGAATTGGCTTTATTGGTATAATCTTGTAAGAACGTGTTAGCGTTTAGTATATCTTCAGTAGATACTATTTTGTATAATTGACCATTACTGCTGTATTTGACATATGCATTAGCTGTATTAAATATTACTGAATTATTAACAGTTAAAAATTCAGAAAAGGTATTTGACGCCCAAGCATAATTATTTGATCTGATAGATTCAGAAATTACAAGATTATTACCTTGAATCAACTCATTAGATTTTATTAATGTATTTGCAATCACTGTGCCGTTTAAAATAGAAACAGCATTTGTCAATAATGAAGTATTTGATCTAATAGAACCAGATGATAATATAGAAGCATTAGAAGCAATATTACCTGAAGCAACTAAACTTAATGGATCTGTAATAGTTATTGTATTAGAAACTAAAGTTGGAATTTGAATTTTTACGAATCCGCTACCGCTAAAGGTCGTGTTACCAGTAAATGCAGCTGAATTCGAAACTGAAAGACCTAATCCAGAAGAAAGTAAATTTAATGTTCCGCTAGTCTTATTAAAATCACCTGAATTTAACGTATTTACATTATCAACCAATTGGTTAGTTGATATTAACCAATGTGAAAATGTATTTGAATAATTAATCTGAGATATAGCCACGTTTAATTCCCTTTAGTAAAAATTTTACAACTATTTATATTAGCGTTTTTCATTTTTTGTTTTGCGTAAATTGAAGTAAAATATCTTTAATCTCTTTTACATCATTGTTTAAATTATTAATCTGAGATGTTATTTCGGTAATCTCATTTTCTATAGTATTTATTCTAGAACTTTCGGTGTTATGTTGCTCTTTAATCGCTTCAACTAATAAACCAATGATGTTACCATAAGTTATGCTCTTATTCCCTTGCGGGTCTGTACAAACAACCTCTGGAATAATCTCTTCAGCTTCCTGTGCAATTAAACCAATAGATGGTTGATTAGAATCAATTAAATTGTATGAAACGCCACGCAACGCTAAAGTTTTTTCCAAAGCACCAGTTAATGTTTGGATATTTTCTTTTTTGTTAGCATCAGAAAGAGAATTGAAAATAATAGCACTGAAAGTACCAGTACTTGGATTAAATGTTAAATCAGTAGATGCCGTTTTAGCAGTAGAACCACCTGCTGCGGTTACAAATACTGGATAATAGGTTGCATTTGTTGAATTATCATCAGTTGTGGTGAAACCAACTGGTGCTGCTGAACTTACCCAAGATGTACCATTAGATGTTAATACATTACCGCTTATACCAGGAGTAATTGCTATGGTAGTTGCTGTATTCGCGTTACCGTATAAATTACCAACAAAGAACGTAGATGTTACTGATGTTAACCCTGAAATTGTTGTATTAGTTGAACCTAGATATAAAGGCGTTGAACCTAATGTTATTGCAGTATTGGCTTTGTTAAACGCATTAGTTGCTTGGTCATAACTCAATTTAACGCTGTTAGGTGTAGCAGCTGTTGTTGTACTTGTGCTAGAAACACTATCTGTTAACTGTACGATACCAGCTCCAGTTGTGCTAGCAGTATTAGCAGTTAAGGTTGTTGTACTAGAACCGTCAAATAATCCAGGATTAAAACCAGTACCGATTATCAAATCATTAAAAGTATTAGCTAAAATTGTTACATCTGCACTACCGTTAAAACTTGTTCCATTAATTAATCTAGATGTTTGTAGAGCTGTTGCTGTATTGGCGTTACCATATACAGTACCATACACATTACCAACTCTAATACTATCATAAACTGCTGATGTAAAATCTACAGTATTCGTTGGTTCTGAAACTACATTAGAAAATAGTTTCCAAACACCATCATGAGCATCTCTAACCAATCCAGTATGCTGATATGATCCTGAAGTAAAATTACCAACAAAACCAATATCGTTTAAATTAGCTGGATTATTATTTGCCAAGTAAATAATAGAGTCATTAATTACTAAATTATTTGAACTTAGGGTTGTAGTATTACCAGAGATATAAACATTACCAGAAACAGATAAATCTTGAGATATTTTAACTGAACCAGCAACATCTAATTTAGCAGTTGGGCTTATTGTACCAATTCCCACGTCACCTGTGTTTGCTATACGAACAGTTTCTGTTGCCCCTCCAGTAGAAAATCTAATTCCACCCGCTACTTCGCCTGCAGTAATATTCAGAAAATTAGATGATACACCAAATCCATAAGTAGGAGTTGAACCATTACTCCATAATGCAATTTTATTATTTAATTGTGCTAGAGTTGTCGGAGTTCCGCTATAAAAAGTATTATTTAAATCTAAAATAGTAGTTGGAGAAGATGCACCAATACCAACATTAGTATTAATTACAGTTTTTCCAACTGCACCACTAACAGCACTACCAATATTAATATTAGTATTTGATCCACTAACACCAGCTGTACCAATATTAATTGTTTTTGTTGATACAGCAGTTGTTGCACCTGTTCCTAAGTTTAAAGTTTGTGTAACAGTTGATTGACCAACAGTAATAGTACCAGTTTGAGTCGTTCCTCCAATTTGGGTTGTTCCAGTGGTTGCCGCAGTTCCAAGTGTTGTGGCAGTAGTTGTCGCACCAGTTAAAGTTATTGTTGAAGCTGCTGTTAAAGTACCGCTAGATGTTAATGTACCACCAACATTTAATGTGCTAGATAATATTGCTGGGTTAGTAACTTCTAAAAACCCCAATGCACGAATAGAACCCAATGTTTCTATATCATTTTTAAAATAGGTAAATGGAGAAACAACTAATTTATTACCACTAACTTTTAGTGGCGTGGTATTTGTTGTATATTGAAATACACGTTGTGCATTAAGATCAAAAATATACGCAACATTATTGGAAAAATCTGTGTATATATCATGTGGAGCATTCGCTATTGATGCCCCAAGTGGATTAATAACACTAAGACCATTGGATATCAGCAATCTATCGGTAAAAACCGAAGTTGAAACATCCCATGCTGTGGATAATGTATATTCAATAATACAGTCGTAACCACTACCCACAACATACATTTTTGTACCATCGGCATTAAATTCAATGCCAGTTGGTGTTCCATCAAATGTTGTGACAGAAAATGATTTTGTAGCATAAGTGGCAGTTGAAACATCCCATGCTGTGGATAGCGTATATTGGTAAACAGTATCATTAGTAGTCCCAATAACATACATCTTGGTTCCATCAGGGCTAATTTCCAACCCAGATGGCGCAGTTTCTTGAGTAGTAACTGAAAATGATTTTGTAGCATACGTGGCAGTTGAAACATCCCATGCTGTGGATAGCGTATATTGAAAAACAGTATCAACAGTATCGCCTAGCATATAAAATGCTAATCCATCCGATTTAAAAAATATCGAAGCGGATGCAGTATCTTGTGCTAAAACGGAAAACGATTTGCTTGCATAAGTAGCAGTAGAAACGTCAAATGGAGTTGAAAGAGTATATTGATACACTGTATCATTGGTTTGCCCAACAATATACATTTTAGTTCCATCAGTGCTAAAACTTAAACCGCGAGAAGCAGTCTCTTGAGCAGATACAGATA